TTCTAAGAATTCTCTACTTACGGCGTTTTCCGTGTCAATCAATACTGCCAATCCACCTAGCTTCTGCGTTTCCGCAAGTAAGTGAGCTGATACTAATGATTTACCACTTTGTTCTAATCCCGTAATTTCGGTGATTCTTCCAACCGGTAATCCACCATAAGGGCGATTTGATATTGCCACATCCAACATAGATGCTCCGGTTGAAACCCAGCCTTCTACATTTGTTGGTGCATCATCATTATCTAAAAAGAATGCTACCTTTTGGTCTTTTGATTGTTTGTTAAGGGACTCAACGAGTACTTCCGCTAAGTCAACCTCTTTAGTTGCTTTTGCCATATTGTTTACTTATTTACTATGAATTGAAAAGGTCATCAAATGCTGATGCTACATCATCTATTTTCTTAGCTGATGCTTCTGCTTTAGGTGCTGATTTAACATCAACATCAAAAGGTGCTTCGTCATTTTTTGCGGTAGAAGATAATGTTTCTACTGCTGCAGTAGATGTATCTTCATCACCATTAGCCGATGGGTTTAACCAACCTTCTAATACAGATTTCAATTCCGAATAAGTCAACTCCTGGTAAAGGTCTGTGATTTCGGTTTGTCCATTGATAAACTTATCAGTTTCTTCTTTAGTTGCTGCTAAAGGAGTTTCTTTTGGTTTAACACGGATTGTTGTTACAGGGTAAGAAGTACCACTGTCTTCAGCTGATACTACTTCAACAGTAATATCTCTACCTTCATTTGGGTCAGTAATATCACCATAATCTGGGTCAGCGATGTAACCAAGAATTTCTTGATATACAGTTTTTCCAAAGCCCCAGAATCTTACACCTTCACCTTCTTCACCTCTTACCAATACTGGTACGAATGTTCTAAGTTTCGGCTCCATTTTCTTAGCAGCTTTCCAATCTTCTTTATCACCCATTCTTTTCAACTTATCAGCGAACTCAACGATAGGGTCAGGTCTGCCAAAAGAAGATGGAGATAGATAAGATTTGTTGTTAATGTTGTAGTGAAAGAATAATTCAATAAAAGGATTCTCTTTGTTGAATTTGTAAGGGACTAAACGAATAGTGTGTTTGCCCGGAGCTGGTTTCCAAAGTTCTACTTTCTTTGAAGTTGTGCTTTGTAGTTTGTTCAGTCTACCTCTGATTGCGTCTAAGTTAATAGCCATTTTTTTGCGTTTTAAGAGTTTATGTTTTATGGTTTTATTTAGGTGAGTGTCCTTCACCCTCTATGTATATAAATATAAAGAGATTACAAATATACGACAATTTATTGGACTTTCCAAATCTTTTTTGAAGTATATTTTATAACTGATTTAAGCATTTATATGGGTTTGAGATTACTCAAAGATACGAAAAATACCCGATATTACCAAATAAAAAAGGGAGAATTTTTAGTTTCTCCCTTTTGTTTTATTTTCTAAACATTGATGCTAGTTTAGATGATTCGTTTGTATCACCATCATCCATTTGCATTTCTTTCTTATATTTCTTAGCAACAGCTGTCATATATTTTACAGCATCATTGCCTGATTTAAATGATTTATCAATTATACCTGCTAACTTAGCTGGGTCATTACCATAAGTAGGTTCTAACGTTACTCTAAATTCATCCGGTTTACCATAATCACCATTACTTCCAAAATACAATGTGTATGTTGGTTCAATTCCTGTTTGCTTTCCGTGATACATAATAGCATCTGTATTATCATCAGTATCAACATATCCATCCAATCCCGTTTCTGCATTTACTACATCTGCTATTGAACTTGCATGATTATAATCTAATTGAGATGCTTTCTTTGGAAGATTAACTTTAGGAGCTTCTTTTTTACTTAAGTCATCATATGCTTGTGTTCCCATCACAGCCTCATCATCAGGATTAAATTGTGCTACATAAGCAAATGCTTTTTGATAAGCTGGAGAATTATCTTCTCTATCATATGCATCTCCTACACTTATTGGTTTACCAGTTTGTGGGTCTTTGAATGTTGCACCAAATACATCACCATGTGTCCAACTATCTGCAGATGGGTCAGCTTTTCCTTTAACATCAGATACATCAATTGAATCCAAATCATCCATCCAATCCGTATTATTTTTAGGAGCTGCTTTAGCACCTCTATCTTTATTATAATCTTTACCAAACATTGCATTTGGTTTTGCATCTACTTTAGGTTGTGCACCTTTTTTAGATTTAGGGTCTTCATGAGAACCAGCTTTTACTGCTGCATCTTTAGCTTGTGGTGTTTTGAAATAAACAAGTTTGCCACTTTCTTTACTACGTGCAACCAATTTAGGGTCTACGTTAGCTTCTAATAGTTCTTTTAGTCTGATATTTGCCATTTTTTTTAGTTTATACTATAAATATACGAAATTTTTTGAAATCTACCAAATATTATGCTAATAAGTGATAGTATTCTTTAAAATGTTTAATTCTGTCAGGTAATCCAATTGTACCACCATTTACTCTTTTAGTAATCTTTGTTACAACTGTATCACTAGCTCCTTCATCTGCCATCTTATGTAATCCGTTTTTAGAGAAGAACCAAGCTGCTGATAATAATGCGTATTTCTCAGCTACTACTTGTGGGTTAGCACAAACATCTTCACCAATTGATTTACCAAATGCAGTATAGTTATCCTTTCCTGTCAATTGGATATATCCTCTACCACAAAACTTTGCACCATCACCACTTGCTTCAGGTCCGTTACCCATTCTACCACCATATACTTTATTTGCAATCTTCTCCGGCTTTCTTTCGTAAGGTAGAGCTGATTCTAAAGTTGGGAAGTATTTCTTAAAGATACCATTCAAACCTTTAGCTGAATAGTTTAAGTTTTCTTTTGTCAAACGGAATCCACCACTCTCATGTCCACATTGTGCTAAGAAGTGTGCTAATCTTAATGCAGAATCAATTTGAAACTTTTGTGCTACTGCAGGAATCATTGAGATAACTGCATCAGGAATATGTCCTTTTAGTTTTTCTAATTTTAATCCACCTACTGATGCTATTGGTGCAGATACAATTGGAGTAGGAGCTGCTGCAGATTCTCCCATAATTTTTGCCCAAGTTGATGGTCCTACAATACCATCTGCAGTTAAACCATTCTTTGCCTGCCATTCTTTTACAGCTGCTTCAGTTTTAGGTCCAAAGTTAGTTACAGCCGGCTCTATACCAAGCTTTTGTTGCATTAACTTTACGTTTTCGTTATTATCTCCCTTTTTTAATAACATAATAAAAATTATTTAGATTGTCCTTCCGTAACTTCTTTATTTCCTTCTCCGAAATCAATTACTTCAAAAACTCTTGTCTGAATTTTCTTAGTTCCTTCGGCGTTTGTTAATATGATTGAATTCTTAAACTTCTGCCAATTGATGACAAAAGATGTATCTAATACTCCACCATTTTCCTCTTTAACCAATTCGTTAAGAGCATTTATAGTGTAAAGTGAGTTTGATTCTTTCTTTCTATGTATTAGTATTGTGTTTTCCAATGGAGTTTCAGGTTGGAACGCTGTATCTATATTGTATGTAACATACAATTCCTCTAAATTCGACTTATTTTGTAAAATATATATGTAATTATAGACTATATGATAAGTCTCTCTAATTTGTTGTAGAGTATTCTGTAACTCACCTTTTGTTGTAAATGTACATAGTAACTGTGTTTTCATCCTTCCTCTTGTTTCTTTTATTACCTATAAATATCAAAAACCAAAAGGAAGGATAAAAACAAGCTATTTTTTACTTCTGTCTTTTCTTCTTTAAATATTCTTGCTTCTGCATACAATTTTGCATATCTTTAGAAAATTGTACAGTATCATTAGCATCACCACCAGGTCCTGTTTTAGTTCTGATAATTAACGTTGCCTTTTCGTTACCATTTACATCAAATACGTGTGCATTAATGATACCAGTTTCCAAATTAACAGGTTCATATTTAACATTTATAGTTTGTCTTACATGCTGACCTTTTGGTACACCTAAACAATTTTTAAAGTTTTCTACATTACCAATAGTTGCTGTATTACCTCTATTAACCTCTTTTTGTCTTAAGGCCGTTGGATTTTTATCGTTAGTACCATCATCCAATACCTTATAATACTGATTATTTTTCTTTTCGTATGCCTGACCATCCTTATCATACCATATATCCGCTTCATTATTACCCATTACAAGCATAAATCTATTAGAAGGAATACCATTTTTAAGATGGTCTTCTTCCGTTATACCTAAGTGAAGTCTTTCAACAATATCCTGTGCGAGTACTCTATCACCCAAACCAGGTACTACTTTATTTAAATCCTGTCTCATAGCTTCCAACTCATCTGCCATTTTACCATATAGTTCGTTTACTTTCTTTTCATCATATCCCATATCATATTTTGGCTTACCATCACCACCTTTTACATCTTGAGAACGAGCTATTATTTCTCTAATAAATGATGGAGTTTCTATGTCAGTTCTATCAGTCTCTCCTAATGCATAATAATATTGGAATAGAGCTAATGCTTTTTGTTCTGGAGTTGCATTTGGATTATCAACTAAACTACATGCATCAGTTCCTTCTGGTTTGAATGGTTCTCTTGTTGTTGTTTTTCCAGTTTCTTTATTTTTAGTAGTTCCCCCTTTACATGCTTTACCAATTGCTCCACTTTTCTTAAATGCTGCATCAACTTCATCTCCACGACGAATTTTACCACCATCAGCTTTATCAGCATATATATCTTTAGCAAATTCTTCAGGATTTTGTGCTCCCTTTTTTGCAAATTCACCCAAGAAACTATTAATATATTTTTTTTGTTGTTTTTGAAGTCCAATTCCCTTAGCTGCATGTTCTCTTATAATATTTTTAGATTGTTCCTTGTCTTTACCCGGAACTTGTAGTTCATCTAAAATATTAATTGCTCTAATATATGTAAATTTA